AAATCGAACGTATGAACTATAAGAGCGTTTATAAATTAAAACATATATCGTTAACAATTTATTTACAATTATGACATAATGTGTTAACAGTGCTATAGTAATATATAACCATAGAGGAAAGAAAAGTAAAGACAGTTAGGAAAGACTAGCAGAAAGAAGGAATTATGAGAGTTAATAGTTATAACAAGTTTTTCGCAGAAGTAGCGAAGATTATGAATACAGAGGTAAAATCTGTAAAGCAACTTGAAGGTCGATACAAGGTTGAATTATCAAATCACGTATACTTAAATGTGTACAGAGGTGTTAGTGGCAGTCTGTTTGTACATGATCATAGGGGAATTGCTCACATTACAAGTTGTTATGACTTTGATGATTTTAAAACGATGAAAGACTTATATGAAAGACTTATAACAGACTATAGTGAATCTACTAACGCGGAAACAGTCGCGCAACCTAGCGAAGAAACCATAAAATATACTATTATATCAGATGATAATATCGCTTATCAGACTGCTAAAGTAACAAAAACTAAACACTCGGTACTTGAAGTTATGCAATGCATGATGTGCCCTGCTGATAGAGAAGGAAATCGTTGTGGCGGTAAACAATGGTGCAAGCAAACATGGAAACGATATGACGCAATCGTCAATCCAGAATGGCATCACGTTAGCCTTGCTACACTTGCCAACATAGATAATGATATGTTGGATGAAAAAAGACGCAATTATATGTATTTATACAATTTGATAAAAGATTTTAGAAAGTATGCTTTTGAAATAATTCGCAAAGACGTGTATTTTGAAACCACAAGCAATGTGTTTAGAAATATTCAGCAATTATATTTTAATAATGTAATTTCTTTTACAACTTATGATTATGCCGCAAAGCATATTCAAGCGGTAGGGGTTGAAAAAGGGTGGTTTGATTCAAAATCAGAAGAAACGTTTAGTTATAAGGAATCACGTAGATATAAAGTAACATTAAGATAATATCATAGCTGCTCTAACGGCTACACGGGAAGAAAGAAGGAATTATGAATCTATTTGGAATCGAAAACAGACCTACAATTGAAACTACACCATTTATGAAAACTAATGATCATGATGCATTTCATTACTGCCTTGACAACTATAAGTACGTTACATGTGCAGAAGTTCGAGGATATATGAATGACAATGTTTCAACCTTGCACCATTATGATGGAAGATATGGAAAAGGCGTTGTAAGAACGACGTCTTGCTTTTATCACGGCAAACGTTCTAAGAACTACATGACAATCGAGTATTGGGTAAAGGAGAAATAATATGGATAATTTAACAGCAAAAAAGAAATCAGCCCTTATCAGTGATTGCATAGCAGCGGAAGATTCTGTTAGTAAGCTTCACATTGACGTTAGAAAGATGTATGCTTACTTAGCAGAACAGGCGGTAAATTCTGAAACATCAAACGATATTAAGTCTCTTGAAATTGCAAAAATTACACTTGATTTTCTTGTAAGAGGTATAATAGAATGAAATATATATTTGAAGGTAACTATAGCATTTATATGGAAGTAACGTTTTGTGATTCAAAAGGAGACGTTAGAAAAGGAATTGATAGAATCGCCGTAATTTCAGATGTTGTAATAGATAAAGTTTTGAGTGCATACAGAGAGTACTACATTGTGTTATCGTGGGAAATATGTTTAGTTCCTAAACGTTCTAAGTAAGAAAAGAGGGGTTCAAGCCCCTCTTTTTAATTCAGCGCAATATTAAATTCGACACCGTACAACTGTATCTCATCCACGCTTGTATAGCTAGCGTACCCACTGCCGCTTATATCAACCAAACGGAGATAAATTGCACCACTATCTAACTGTGTAGCATCATACGGGTTGATAGTAAGAACCGCCATGCATTGATGATAACCGGACTTATCATGAATAATAGCATTGCAGTTGCATATACTTTGCTGATTTACAAAAGTCATGTTATGACTCATGACCTTGACAGCGGCATTCGTGAAATTCTTGGAAGGTTTAAATGCCAAATCAAGGAAACTCGCCACATGCCTAAAGCTGCAATGTGCGTTGGTATTAGTCAACACAACATTCATCTTATAGTCATTCAGTGTGCAATCAGTACCATCAAGTGCAAAATCGCCACTTCTATTCCAACTTGCGTACCCGGCCATTGCCTTATAAATCATATCTGCAATTGAAGCCTGTCCGCTTGCGTTAGGATGAATGTTATCGGATGCCATAACACCTACCCAACGTAAAGCACTATCAGCACCACTCAAAAACTTATACTTTCCCCAGTACGTTTCATATAAAGTTTTAATTTCATCATATGCTTTTTGTTTTGCAACTGTAGTAAATCCAATGATAGGTGTAGCAATCCAACCAATGTAAAGTGTAGCGTTTGGTAATTGAGACATTAAATCAATTGTATCTTTAATTCCCGAATTGATAAGGGAAGCCGCAACAAATTGATCATTCCAACCGCCTGCAACAACAACATACTTAACCTGTTTCTTTTGCTTATCAGTCAGGGTAGCAATAGCTTGCGTCAGCAACTTGGAAAAGTGAGTATTAGCCCCAAAACCACTGCCACCCAAACTTTTGTTAATATAAAAGCTTGCATCTGAAAAATACTTCTCATGCAAAATATCACACCACGGCTTAACCATGCCTTCAGGTGTATACCCGTCCCCGTATGAGTCGCCAATTGTGATCAATCCATAGTCGGTTAACCATGTATCAATAATATCTGCCAATTCGCCGCTGTTTTTCAGACCGTCAAGGTATGCATCAATAGCGGCGATATAGTCCAAATTATCAATATAGTTTTGCACGTCCTGCTGCCACTTATTCCATTGTTTGTAATAATCATCCCACTTTGTATTTAAATCTTTAGTCGTTTCAAGAATCCAATCAAGATTTAAATTATGAAAGTCCGTATACGGAAAATTAGAAAATGCCATTGTCTACCTCCTACTTAAATTGATCTGAAGGAATCACGTTATACTCTTTACCGTCATCGCCTGTTACAAGAATAGGTTCGAATTCTTTATCAAAATAATGAGGATCTGGTATTTGCCCAAATTTCTCTATTATAGCTCGAAAAGAAGCGGCTTTAGTAGTATCAAGAATCGCATATGAAAGTTGGCATGGTGATTTTGAGTTAACGGGTGGAAAAGTTCTTTTTCCTAGAAGGGACGAGCTTAGATTATTCGCTGATAAAAGGGTAATCTGTTCAAAACTATAACCGTCAGGGAGTGTTATATAACCAAACTGACTCGGCTCATTAGCATCAAATGTAACTTCAATAGCATTTCCTTTAACCGTTAGCTTCATAGTCTACCTCCCTTTTCCCAACTAAATCCATCAATCACACCGATTGACATTGTCTCAAGCTCTTTTCCACAATGCATGAAAAAACCATGACCAATGTCAAGCCCTATGTGCCTTCCTTTACCGCCAAAAGTTGTATACAGTAAATCTCCATCTTTAGTCTTGTCAGGAGTCGTCACATTAGTGCAATTGTTTATATAGGCAGTCGAATACATAAATTTTCCAGTAACAAGATTGATAAAACCGCTGCAATCAATCAGTATCTTTCCCATACAGAACGCTTTAATCTGTGCTTTCTGCTGTGTGTTGTACTTCTTAAAATAATTTGGCTCTGCACTCCATAAAGCCTCAAAAACCTCAGGAGTACATTTTTGCCCCTTCGCCCCGTAAAGGTAAGCGTACTTGTCACGGTTTTTGTAAAGCTCTCTAGCCTTAGCAATATAAGCAACATTTTTATCAGGGATATCATAAATCATAATTTAATCCTCCTTATCTTTTACTATTGTTAACAGCTCTGTAATCACCTTTGTGTTATTGTTCAATGCGTCCACCCATTTGGTACTCTCAGCGTCATGCTTTTCATACCAGGTCTTTCTTTCCTCACGTTGCCGCACGTCAAGTGCATTCACATACCACATTACCGCGCCAAGGCATACGCAAGGCACACCAACCATTTGCGCAATTTGCGCTATTGCGTTCATAATTTCCATCTTACCACACTCCAATCAAAAGTCTATTTGCATACAGCTCGCAAACTTTATCAAGATAATTGTAAGCTGTAGTCAAATCAATTTCCGCTTGCATCATTTGTTGCGAAGTAGTAACGCCAATGTTTCCATGAATTCTTCCATCATGAGTTCCGTTTGTTGTTGACTCATCCAAACCATTGGTAACACTTCCGTGTGAGGTATCAGCTCCAAAAGTCTGTGAATCACTTCCGCTGTCAGTCGTGTTATCAGTGTTGGCAACTTCAGGAGTTGAAGAATTAAAAGCTGCAACTTTGTGAGTATTGTCAGAAACTTTTCCAAAAGTTGTTGTGATGCTGCCTTTATTAAACGTTTCTTCTGTATCAACTTTCCCCTTCTGAAAAGTGCCATTTCCGCTGTCAGTCCAACTTTCCATTCGGTCATAATTTTCTATTGGATTGTACTCAAGCTGTGTTACTTCCCACAAGTGGTCAATAGTCCATTGCAAAGAACGTGCTACACTTGTAACATGTCTCCTTAAATACGAGGGGTCTTGATAAATAGGCATTAAGTCTCCATATGATAGCAAAAAATGTTCAATTAGTTGATCTTTTGAAATACCTTTAACATAGATATCCGTAAAGATACTATTATCATAGTCATACAGAGTCGCTATTGGAATTATAGCTCTCATTACTTTCACCCCCTCTATTGTTAGGATACCGCAAACGTGCGCGAATGTCAAGGTTATAATGATTGTTTACTTTTTCCAAACACTCGTTAATAGTTTCCAACCACAACTCACACTTTGACATGATAGCATTTTTGCTTTCTTCTACCTCATCTGTTATCATGCGCTCTTTCTTCTCAGGTGCCGTGTAAATACCGATTTCCATATCAAACGCGTGTTTGAGATTTTCAACGCTTTCCAACGCTGCCTTAACTACATTATAACATTTTTCGATATCGTTGTTAAAGAATTCATATAGAGGTTTACCCGTTTCCTTATCATAAAGAGCTTGATTGATTACAACTGCTAGTTGTCCCGACATGATATCATCAAAAGCAACTTTAAAAGTTTCCGCTGTGCTTTTGTTTTTGGCTGTAAAAATAAAGCCAAACTTTGCAAGAGCGCTTGCAACGTCATGATTTGATAAAGTCATAGCCACTCTTTGCGCATATGAATTTATCAAGTCGCCAATGCCGCACCAATCAGGTGCTAACTTTACAATTTCGCAATCTTCGCCTATAACCAAATCTCCGTTAAAAGTTGCGTCAAAAGCGGGGTTAGCTACTACATAGTTAGTAGGCTGATACTGCACATCAAAGCCATAAGGTGATCCGTGTTGAGGTATGATTCCAAATTTGGCTGTATTCATAACGCAAAAGTTACCTTTTAAAAACAAAAGAGGGTAGATATAATTTTTCGCCCAGTTTTTAGGCATACCGTCAAAAAGTATAAGACTTTCAGCACGTTGCAAAAAGTATCTGAAGTATGTTGCATAGTCCCAGGTATTGTTAATATGAATTATGTTTGGATTTTGCCTTGACTCATACTCGTTAATAATAGGACTTGATACACCTTCCCCAACATAATAGCCACTATATTCAAAAGGTTTCATTCTATAAACATACCCCCATTCAAAAAGTTAATGATAATTGCAGTTCCGTTTGCAGTTGCATTGCATTTAATATTTGCGTTTCTACACTTAATAAAACCAGATAATTCGCTTAATGTTTTAACTTTACAACATGGGTACCCCTGATATAGTAAATTTGTTTCAACTTGTGTGTAAAATTCTCCTATCAAATACACCAAATTGTTTACATAAATCGAACCACTACCACCACTACTTGATACACGCGGTACAGCCGTCTCTAGTCCAGACATTATACCACTGGTAATGACAGCCGTTGCATTTAAAAAATTGCTCGCCGCCCCAACTGGGTTCACTTCCATTGCAGATTCTACACTTTTCCCCACGCTATCTGCAAAAGACATTGCACTAGCTAGCTGTACTTGTGATGTACCTATAATATTTGTTTGTCTTGCAGAGAAACCAACTGGAATTCCACAATTGCCATTTAAAGATGTTACAAGTGTTGACCCGCTTAAAATTGAAATATCACAGCCACCATTGATATCAATAGTATAATTTATCAGTAGCTTATCTGCTAACAAATTTGGATTAAGCGGAATTGTTCCATAGAACGGCACTTGTAAAGTATAGTGTGCAAAGGGGGCATATTTCAGATAAGGAAATTCTGTATCACCAGATTTATCTGGTTTTGGTATTGTAACACTTACCGATTTGCTAAAAGTATCTTTTGTAGATACTTGCCACCCCGGTATTCCCGTGTCGACATATCCCAACGTTACATTAACTGGTGTACCACCGGGAGATTGGAAAGGAAGCCACATAGCAGAAAGTAAGTAGTCTTGCGGTCTTGCCACCTCTTTAGCAACTCCCTCAGGATTTTGTAAAAAGTCGTTTAGTCCAGTTGTATACTCAGCTGTGTATAAGTATGAACACAAACGATTAAAATTAGCAACTGTTAGAATTGTAAAACCATTTCCAGATTTCCCCGCTGTACAAATTACAACACAGCCGCTTGAGTCAACCGCTAAAGTTGAGCTTGCCACTTTAACAGTCGGTTTACAAAGAGTCGGTAACATTGTATCAATGATAAATGGATTTCTGATAGTAAGTGATCCCCTTTCCACATATGCAGTATTAGAAAGAATTTCATCTTTGTAGCTTGCCAAATAATCACAAGAGCATGAAATTTCATAAGTTGATTCTACATATGTAACATCATTGATAAAATAGTATCTTCCAAACGTTTCACAGTATGCAACATTCCAATCAAAAGGAGCAACGTTTTGCAAAATAAAAGTAGGAGTTTCTACACTTGTTCCACTTTTAAGCAAACACGTGACAGTTTCTGACAGAGTTGGAATTTTTGTACTATTTATTCTTTTGTCAGATTTTCCAAATTTAACTTCAAAAGCCATAATACCCCCTTATTTAAGAAAGGGGCATAATGCCCCTTATGTTTAATCAAGCAAAATCAAAATTGCGTTTTCTGTGAAATCAACCGGAGCCTTGAAAGTGTAATGATTCCAACCGTTTCTGTATCCGTAACGTGCATTGAACGGTTCGGTCGCGCTCCATTGATCAATAGGCACAATTCCCATTGTATCAATATCCATCATGATTCCTAGAACGTTGTCAACCGTTTGATTTGCAAGTGTAAACTTTGTTACGCCATCTGATTTTACACCCTCAGCACTTCCCTTGATTTGCATTGGATTAGAAGGGTCAGTCCAGAAAGTGACTTTTTCATAATCGCCAAGCTCTGCCTTTTCTGGGTGGAAAAATTCTGAACCATTAGCTTCAAAATAATTTCCAAATTTTGAAATCAGATAAAATCTAAGGTCTGAAGCATCTGTGTGACGGTTTACAACTTTACCAGTGAAATCGCCATGAAAACGAGTGCCGCGAATTGCAAGGTTCTCTTTAAGAGTTTTCATTTCCGCCGACAACCAAATCATGAACGGTCTAAAATCAGCTGGGTTCATGATTGTCTTTGCAGTCATCGCAAGCCCTGTTTCTGAATTGTACTTTGTTAACGCATGAAAAACTTGCTCTTTTTTGCACATATTGCCACTTGTTGGGGTGGCTTTTCCAGCATCCGCAAGGATAATTGCAAGGTTTGCAAGCTGTGCACGAGATCGATTCTCTAAGTCAATCTCATAAATGTTTGAAAATTCAGTCATTAACATAGAGAAGTAAGCTGCAACACCTGACTCTGAATTGAATGCTGCGTTGATCTGATTTTTATAAATTGTGTATTTTCTTGCAAAAGTTTGACCACCGCTTGCAATTGTAAGAAGCACATCATACTTAATTGGTTTAGTACCAGCTTTCCAATCTTGACTTGCTTCTGGTTTAGCAAGTTCAACGTTGATATTCCATTCGTCATTATCAACGTTTGAATCGTTTACAATTGGTGTAAACTTTCTAATGTAGTTACCAAAGCGTTGTTCATCCCAAACCATACCAGAAAGCTTACGTGAATAAGGACGGATTGAATAAATTGATTTTGCAAGTACAGTAGGAATGATTTGATAGAGGTTATCATCTTCTCTATCGAACCCCATTTTAAATGTGTTTTGCATTTGACCAAAAGTCAAATTTTGCGCTGAAGTTCTACCAGTATATTGATTATACATTTCAGTAAGTAACGGCGCAATTTGTGTATATGTTAGATTTGCCATTGTTTACCCCCTTAAAAGAATTTACTAATGTCGGTGTTTGACTGTGTCCCTGCGAAGTTTTGCTTGCCGTTTGCAATCTGCTGTGCTTTTACAAGAGCCGCTGCAAACTTATCATAATCAAAACTTTCTGACTTCTGATCTGTCTTCTGATCTGACTTCTGATCTGTCTTCTGATCTGTCTTCTGATCTGACTTCTGATCTGTCTTCTGATCTGACTTCTGATCTGTAATATCAAGCTTGTCAATTTCTTCCTTACTGTAGCCCGCATTTACAAGCTTTAAAATTTCATCAATTTTCATATCTTTACCTGCAAACAGAATCGAACTGTTACCTTGTGCTTCAAAGGCACATGTGCTACCCAACTACACTATACAGCACTAAGTAGGCGGTTTGTTTGTTGTCCCCAACATGCACACACTGGCTAGTGTTTGGATAGTGCAACCGCCTACTTATTATATATCATTTATATTATTGTTTGTCAATTACAACATTATAAAATATCATACCATGATACACAATCAAAAGATGCCAAAAAATCGCACTGTGTTTCATAGTCTGAAAATGTTATGTCACCACTTATAAACATTGGTTTCAAATACTTTTTACTACTGCTTTGCCATCTCTCTAGTGATGAAGGCGAAACATCAAAAACATCATCACAATGTGCACGCATAGGTTTAGTCACGTAAAATTTAAAATCTGACTTATGCATCCAAACTGAAAACAGAGGTGTTTTCATGTCGTGCGTATACTCTTTTAAGTTTTGGTGACGTATTCTGTCATCTTCCAAATCCATGAATTCATTATCAAGTTCCATTTTCGCTCTGCCTTTAGGCAGGTTTCTATAAAAAGCGTTTTGTCTCTTTTTCTCTGATACAGGAGAGTTAAACGGAAGTATAAGTGTTGTCTCACACCTGTCTACTTGCGTAATCTCTGTTCTTTCTTTCACCGCTTTGTAACAGTCGGGAATAAGTCGATATCCGATTAAAATGTTAGACATAATGGCGTTGGAATTCCCAAAAAACCACGTTCTAATTTTTTCCGTTTCTGCATCGGGGCGGTTTCTGAAAAGAACTTCCATGATATTTTTGTAAGCCTGGAACTCATTTTTTATAGGTCGGTCCCCTTTTTGTGGTATAAATTCGTCAAAAATTACATCATAAAAGCGGGTGAAATCTATACCAGTTTTGTTTTGAAAAGTAGACAATGAAACACCAACTATAAAAGGTTTATCGTTTTGCAAGTCCTCATCTGTCAAGTAGGCTTTTCCATAGCCTTTTTTGTCATTGTATTTCAATCGAATATCTTTTCCAAACCAATCAGGTTTTACAAAGTCGCCAATTGTTGAAAAACTATTTTCAAGTGCAACGTTTGTTCTACGTACATACAAAATTGGTGACTTACTTACATTCCATATATCAACTATTAAGTGTGATTTTCCGATACCTCTTCCGCCTATTATATCTATGTAGCGTTGTCCAACATCACAAATATATTTATAATTCAAATACCCGTTTTCTTTATAAAGTCCCATATTTGCACCTCTCTAAATTTAAAAGGGGTGAGCTTGTGAGACTCACCCTTGAACAACTTGTATTTCTTCCCTCTGCCACCCAACCATTATTTAAATAAGCTCAACGTTCATGTAAGTACGCCCTGCTTTGCTTGTTGAGCGTGTCAGCTTGAAAGATAAGGCGTATGATTCCATAAAATCAAACGCACTCTCAGCAGTCTTAATCACAGTTGGACTTGAGGTAGCAAGTGTTACTACTTCGCCTGTTTCGGTGTTTGTGTGATAAAAAACTGCTACTTCCTTTCCGTCATCGGTTGTATATCTTACATAATCTGCAACGTTAATAACAGAATCATCTGGCAAATTCTTCATGAGCAGATGATTGTCATTTGCAAGCTTAAAAAGTTCTTTCTTCTCCAAATCTCTTGACTGTCTTTCAATTTTCATTTTCGTTATCCTCATCTTTCTTTATTTGTGTAAGTTTTCCTTACAAGTATATATTAACAAATCTATTAAAGTTTTGCAAGTAAAACGTTATTTATTCGGCTATTTCATCAATAATAGTATAATTTTTAATTTGGTCATCTGATAAGCCTATTTCATAATCACGTGCTATCATACAACTATAACCTGTATACTCAGTTATTGCTTCTTTACCTTGATAATCAACAACTTTTGTTTTTGTGATTGTATCACTATCATTATACCAGATTTGGAAACCACCACTATTCTTTATTTTGAATCCCTCTCTAAAGTTATCAAGGTTTTTAATCACTTCTACCCCCCTTGCTTTTTTAACTCCGGATATGGTACACCCAAAATAAGTTGTATCTTTTGTTTCTTTGTATGCATTGAAACAATACTTTTTTGCACCTAATGTTTTAAAATCTTTGTATTCAGGTTCATACTTGTTTTCTGACTTCACATCGCTTTCACAGTCAAAATAGCCAATATAATATTTTTTACCGTCAATGTCAACAAAAGTATTAGTTTTTTCGCATAGCTCATATATCCAATTATTTAATTCTGTCAGTTTGTCAAAATTAAAGTTAGTTGCTTTACAACTATCTGTATCACAATAAATATATGAGCTTTCGGCACATGCTAAAATTCTACGTAAATGTTTTCTTGCGTGTGCAGTTGTGTATACCCCCCAAACATAAGGCAATACGCTTTTCTCACTTTGCTCTGCAATAGATTTTTCATCAGGTATCGAAAAGCCGCTTGCATCAACTTTCTCTCTATATGCAATGTCATTTTCATACATTGCATAAGAAAATTCTTGCCATTCGTTTTCTAAATACAACATAATAGGGTGAATAGGGTCAGTTGCAGCCATGCCATAAATGCCGTTTAATTTATTTTTAGCTTTCATTAAGTCGTATTCAGCTTCTTCCCTCTCTTTACTGTTTGGAGCCGTGTTCTTTACAGCAATTTTAAGCTTTGTTTTCGCTGTGAAGTACTCCATTATTACACCGCGAACGTCATCCGGTATATATCCGTACCGTGCTGTATACAGGGTATCTTCTATAATTTCAATGGTGTCAAAATCATAGCAATCTTCAATTATAGAAAAGTCAATATCTGTTACAGTCGTTTCAAGCTCAGCTGCTTTCCATACTCTACCATTATCAGGATCCACCCCTTGCAAGTTGCGGCATTTGCTGATAGATAGATACGGATTGTATTGATCTTCTTTAAGTCTTACGTTTGTAAGTTTTATTTGTGCAATCCATGCAAGCTCTTTACTTTTTATGTATTTCAAACATTTGGATGTAACAGGCATTTTTTCAAATGCCGTCACTGGAAATTTCATCAAAAGTAACATAGCAGGATACATGCTCGAAGCATCAAAGCTATACACGTCATGATAGATTTTAGCACATTTTATCATGTTAGCGTGAGTATCACCACCACGAAAAGCCTCTTTCAAAAGTTTATATGTTTTGTCGTTTAAAGCAAGCTTTTTCTTTAGCAGTCGTGTGGTAGTGCCTTTTCTTATAGCTCTTTTCATATCACGCCGCACATAAGAGGTACTTGTCAGCGGCACAGTTGCAATAGTATCTTTATCTTTTGTAAGCATGTAGGTGATTGCTTCCCAAAGTCCTAAAGTATCATTGATGATATAGCCCCACTCTGTAGGATTGATATGGCTCTCATTATGCCTTATAAGCGAATAGTCCAGATCACCTTTTGCTTTTATATGAGTGCAGCCCGCCATTTTTTTCGTGAAGTTATCGAGCGACATGTTAGTAAGCTTATAACTACACCTCAGTTCAATACCACGTTTCTTTAGTCGCCATACAAGCGGCTTGCGTTTACCAGTTGCAAAAACTTCGCTATAGTCGTTTAAATAGCCAATCATAAAAGAAAATTCAAAAGGAAGATTGTGAACGTAAATCACAAAATAACGTGACTCATTAGTTTTGTAGTAAGCTTGAATTTTATCAAGTAAAACAAGAAAATCTTTCCAATATCTGCCTTGAACTTCTTCCCCGTCAATGCACGCCGACCAGACATACATAAAAGCATCAATAGGCTTTGTCACTTCTTCGCCTTGATCATCTTTCTCAATTCGAGTACGTGAAGTGGTTTCAATGTCAAAAGTTCCAAATTGATCAATATAATAAGGACTGTCTTTCTTTTTGCCTAATGGTTTATGCAAAGAAAAGCCGTGTGACGGCACATAGTCCGTCACTGACTTCACTTCTATATTATCATATTGATTTGACCTATTTAAACATTGAACTATCATAATTTTATAACTCCTGTTTTATAGACTTTGGTTTTGGCTTCGCTCGATTGCTCTTGTATAGTTTGTTTGCCGCTTTAAATTCTCGTGCTTTATCTTTCCATGATAGCGAACTATTTTGTATAATCGCAACTCTAAACTCAGCTTGATCTTTTAAATTTGGGTATAATTCTTCAGATGCCTTAAAAAGTTCTTGCAAGCCCTCTCTATTGTTTGTATTTATTGCCTCTGTTAACAGTGTAACAATTTGATCACTTGAAAGCTTTGCATATTTTTTATCTGCCAAATAATGCAAGGTATTAAAAAGCTTGTCACGAATAGTTTTGTTAAGTTTAGATATATCAACCCCGTAACGTTCCTCAAATGTTGCAACACGCTTGTTTTCTACTTCAATACTGCCTCTTGCAGTTGAAGCTTTTGCTTCGAGATAATGCAAAAGCTTGTTTTCAAGTGCTCTCAGCTCACGAATTGAAAAATCTTTATAAACTGCCTTGCCCGTTGACACATAAGAAGCGTTATAAGAAACGTGTTTGTTAAAGTAATCAACCGCGTCTTGATATCTGAAAAGTGCTGTTCTATCTTCTGTGATTCTGCCTTTTGATATTGCAGTTGTTAATGTTTTGGCGCGCTTGTTTGCAACGTTGGCAAGTTTGCCGACACGAGCGATATAGTCGGACTTGCTTGAAGTGGACTCGATAGAATCATAATGCCAACGTGTGAAATATTTTGCTTGAATTTCTGTCTGTTTCATAACTCGATACCTCTCTTTTCTAATCTCTCTTTAATCACATCATATTTGTAGTTATGTGGTGCAATTTCTCTAAAAATCTTTGCTATTGAATCCACACTATAAGCATTCTGTCTAAGGACTAAAACAATATAGTCAACTGCTTCAAGTCCTTCTTTATATGAGCACTTCATGCCATCCGGTGACACTTTATACCATGTTGTCGTTTTGATATCAGCCACCGCTTGTAAAAGCATTGCGTGTTCCAACATTTCATAAGGTGTTAGCTTACTATTTATAATGCCGTCTTTAGGTCTTTTCATTTCTTTATATCTCCTTGAGTTTTTCTTTTATTGTATCATGTAATTGTTAACAAATAAAGTA